ACGACAAAAAAATCAATCATTTCTGATTGATTTAATCATTAACATCGCTTTGGTGCGACGATTTTTGCTTCTGGAGCAGGTGATGAGAAAATAAAGATATAGATTATTTAATTATATTTTATAATATTACTTTATATTTTATAATAAAATGGAGTTAAAATAGATATTTAATAATATTGTTTTATATTTTTTTAAGATGTAAATAAGATGTAAAAATTCATCTATTTTCCTATTAATTCATTATATTTCTTTTGAGTGCCACTTAACCAATATTTATTTAATCCTGTTGGATCATTAGCAGCACCTATTGGACAATATTTAGGCTGAATTTTTTCTAAAGTATCTAATCCTATATCAAAGTAATTATACTTTAAATTATTTAGATAGGCTTCTATTCCATCATCTAGTGAAGCATATGATCTTAAACCACTATTGCACATCATACCACCAACATTATTAAGTTTTTTAAAAGCATAGGAGGTATAGTTTCCAGTTTCATGCTGAGAAATGGCAATTGATATTAGTATTTGTTTCTCACTTAAACCTATTTCTTTTCCCTTATCTGATATTTTACAAGAAATACTATCAAATGGACATACTTGCTCTTTTTCTTCAACTGGTGGAATATATGTAGGTATAGAAGAGAGTTTTATATCATTCAAAGATATTTGTATTTCTTTGCCATTTTTTCCGAACATGCTATAAATATCTAACCCTACATTAATAATTAATAAATAGATTATTGCTACTTTCATTACTCTAGGCAATTTATTAAATAGTTTCTCAATCAATCTATTAAATGCTTTCAATCCAAAATACATTGCAGAAAATATCCCAACTATTAAATAAATCATATTCTTCAAAATACTCTTAAATAATTTTGTCATCTTTCTTTTTAATTTGTTTTTTCTGGAATATCTAGTAACCCTACTTTCCATATTATTGAGCCACCTTTCCAAAATCAACAACATATTCACCATCATAAATAGGAACATATTTATCACTTGAATTTTTATAAATTGCTATAACCAATTTTACCCCTTTAATTATCTTTTTCATTTGACATTTGTAACGAACTATTATATAATTTTAGTAGGAAAAGGATTTTACTCCTTTCCTACAATAACTATATTTTTATATTTAATAAAGATATAGCCTTGATTTGCTAATTCGTAACACTCTGCTAAAGTTAAATTACGAATTGGCTTTTTCTTTATATTGTTCATTACTTCTCCTTTCTGTAAGATTCTTTCTTTATCTTACATATTAATTATATCACATTTAGTACTATATGTCAATACTTTTTCTTGATTTTTAGTACTAAATGTAGTAAAATAATATTAGGAGGGATAAAATGAGTGATTTTAATCAAAAAGAATACATCAAAGATTGGAAAAAAGAAAATTATAAACAATTCAAAGTAGAGTTAAAAAAAGAAGAAAAGGAAAATCTTGATAAAGAACTCAAAAAGCACAATTTATCTGGATCTGATTTTGTTAGAATAGCATTCGATTATCTAAAAAAAGGAAAATTAAAAAAAGAGGAAAAAGACCATTAGTCCAATTCCTCTTTTATTTTATTCTATAATAATCTGAAATTTTGTAGCAGTTACTCCATATACACCAGCATAACCATCTTGTCCATTTTTCTTTTCATTGTCATATTGATAAGGGTAATCATTTATTTTATATTTAGCTTTTTTGTATGGTCTTATATTATTAGGAGTATAGTAGTAACATTCTACACAGTCAATAATATTAACTATATCACCAGCAAAACCATTGTTAAAGTCATTAATATCATAACCAGTAACAAATGGCAACCAGCCTTTTCCTTTAAGATGTACTCTGTACCTAATAGATCCTTTATCTACCTTAATGGCAAGCCCAGTAATAGGACTGTTTTCATAGCCTGCATAATCATCTAAATTCTTAACTTCTTTTAACCAGCCATGCTTTTTAGTTCTAGCCATATAATAAACATTGACTTCATTTGATGTACTTTCATTATTAATCTTATTTGCTTCATCTGCAATATACTGCATTTTACTTCTTAAGTAGTCACCTGGACAATCTGTAGAGGTAAACATTGAATGCCAAGTTAAGTTCTTCCCTGGTACTAATGTTCCTAGTCCTCTTCTCTTAGCAATATCTGCTACTAATTTAATAAGTGCATTTAAAGTAATGTCGTTAACATACCAACTATTATCATTGTCTGATATTTCGATAGTTATTGATTTACAATTGCTATCCCAATTTGAATTAGTCCAAGCAGTATTTTCTTCATCAACATAATTAGCAATACTGCCATCATAACCTACACCATAGTGAGAACTACCATATCTGCCTTTTGTTTGAAATATTCTTCCACACTGTTCTGCAGTTAATCTTCCAGCCATATGATGAATGGTTATTGCCTCAATGTTTCTACCACTTCTACCTTTAGTATAATTCCCCTCATCTGCAGGTACTACTATTTGTGTTAAATTAGATTTACTCATTAATAATCACCTCTTTTTTAAACTCTTCTCTTTTTACTAACTTATTTTCCCATTTTTTATATGCGTCAAGATAAATTTCATCTTTTTCACCATTATAAGTTAATTCATAATACATACCATCAGTAATGTTAGTGCTTAATAAAGCCTTTGAGTTTTTCAAAGTTTTACACATCCAAACGACATATACATCTTTGATACCAATCTTTTTATTATCAGTTATTTCTGCTTTATTGTTAAAATAGTCAATAACAATATTTTTGCATATAACTTCAAATTCATAACTATCTTTCATCTACTTCATCCCCCTTACCATTGCTTAACTCTAATTCCATTTCTTCTGTAATTTTAATTTCTTCCATACTAATTACCTTCTTTCTTTAACAAATCATTTATATTTTTTCCAAGATCATATGCTCCACCAGTAAGCAAACCTGCTACCATAATCGAAGCATTAAAATCTTTGGTCATTATGTAATTGATAATTGCTACTATTATACCTATTAATAAGTTTTGCACTGGTATTAATTTATTGTTAAATTTAGGATGCTTTTTAGCAATTAAACCACACACATAAGTAACCAAAATTGTTACTAAAGTCATAATTGTTGTAATATCCATTATAATTTCCCCTCCTTCCTTGCTTTGTCCCATTTATCATGTATATAGCTATTCTTATGAAGCTCATTAGTATAATGTTCATAAACTTCATATGCCCTTTTTATTTGTTCATCATCTTTTTTTATTCCATTTTCAATATCTGCTAAAAAATTCACCAAAAAGTTTTTGCATTGATTTTCATCTATTTTTTTTATCTTTTTATTAATTGGCTCTAATTGTTTATTTATTATCTTTTTGAAACCAATCAAAATAGTCCCAACTATGCTTACAAACTCTACGATAAACTTTAAAGCATAAAATATTTCTCCTAGTGTAATATTTTCCATATTATTCCTTTCTAAACTGCTTCTACTGTCAAATTAGTACCATCATATCTTATATAATGTTCGGAATTAGCAGTTCCATATTGAACAATCAATTGTATATAATCACCCTTTTTAACATCTAAAATACATGGACTAATACTTGTAGAACTCCAAGTTCCTATTCTTCCAACCATACTTGTAAAATCAGTTTTTACACCATTTTTAAAAATCTTAAACCAAAGCCAATCTGTTGTTGCATTCTTGGCGAAAGCATTCATATTTATTTTTATTCTTGAAATATCATCGCCGATTTTTATAGAATGATTAGAACTATCAAATTCAAGTTTAGAACCTTTTTTTAAATATTTATTAAAGGCAACTATTGTTTCATCTGAATTTTTAATACTTTGATCAGCAGACAATGTTAATGTAACAATATTTTTTTCCACATTATCTGCACCTAATATTAAATTATTATCTAAATTAACTATTGTTTTATTTTGCATTATTTTTGTATTTAATCTATTTTTTCTACTTCCATTTACCAATTGCTATTATATCAAATGTCATTGTACCATCTGCTTCAACTGCAGGCTTCCATAGCCATGTACTGCCAATTGACTTTTTTGTTCTTCCTGAAAACGATTCACAAAAGCAAGTTGAACCATCAGCCAAATCAATAGATACACTAGGTATTTCTATAAATTCTTGTGCATAATTGCCAAAATTAACTACATTAGCAGTTTCATAAACACTTCCCCATACTTTATCAATAACTACATTTGTAAATTTTATTTTCTTTATACAAATCATAATTCCATTTTTATATCGAATCCAATTTCCATTACTATTTGTTCCAGAATCATAAATAGTATTATTATCTAAAAAATCTGTAAGAATATTGTTTTTATATTCAATATTTTCGCTTTTTAATATCAAATTATCATTTAAATCTATTTTTGTTTTATTCATATTAATAGCATTATTTATTATGATATTCTTCTCCAACGATAGACTACTATTGATTTTTGAATGTTATTATGTGATTGCCCTCCACCCGCATAATTTGTAGCTATACCATCGGCAATGTTATCCCCATTTGCATATTCAATCCCATAATAAGCACCAGCAGTTTTCCCTAGTGTTATAGGTGTTTCATTAGTATTCCAATGCAGTCCTTCATGTTTATGCTTGGGCATTTCATCAACAGTTAATGTATGTGTACTTTCACCTATTTCCTTACATATGGTATTAAAATTAGAATCATTAGGATCTATACAGACTGTTACCCTACCTTTTCCATATAATTCCCATGTCCCAATATATCCATCGTCACCTGGATTGTTGGGATTAGTGCTTTCTAAAAAATCACCGATTCTATAATAAGGTCTAGGATATGCAGGATTACCATCTTTGTCATATAATTGAACTGGTATATCATTCATAGTAGTCACCTACCATTGAATAAAAAGAAGTAGAAGTATTAATTAAATTAAATACTTCCCTCCTTTCTCTTTTGAGAAGAATTGCTAAATAATGCAACCCCCCCCCCTCATTAACTTGTAGTTTACTTTTTTCATTTTATCAAATCCTTTCTTTTTTATGTATTACTTTCACTATTTTCTGATACTTCTGTATATGTTAAGGTTTTTGCTAATTTAGTATCAATACTATCTAATTTCGTTTTTATTTCATTAAAATTTGCTATGATTTTATCTTGAAAGCCATTAAACCATTCCGACTCAAATGGTGTAGAAGTATCTGGCAAATCCTTAAACTCTTTTTTTACTATTGCTTCCATTTATCTTTACCTCCAATTCTTTTATCTTTAATTTTAATTTTTCAATAATAAGCTGTTGTTCTTTAATAGCTTGTAGACATAATGCAGTCATTGAATAATTGTCAACACCTATTTCTTTTCCATCATCATCAACAGAAGTAATTGTATGTGAATAATTATATTTATCACCAATAACAAATCCTAAATGTTTTTTATGATCATCATTTTCAGATTTTAGATTATATTGATAAATATCAGTTACCATTATTTCTTCAATTGCATTTGTGAACTTTTTAAAATTTTTCTTACTACTTTCTAAAGATGTTTGAGTAAGCACTGGAGTTGTTATACCGGAAGAAAATACACTTGTAAAGTCTTTTCCATCACTCATCATTACTGCTGGAAGTCCTCTGTGCATATATGCTAATAAATAAACATTTGAAGACATTTGAACATTCATTCCATTACCTAACAGTTTCATTGAGGAAATTTCTTCTGTTTGTCCTCCAGTAGATATTAAACTTTTCATAGTTAAACTTGGATTTTGAGAATCATCAATTAAATCAATTTTTCCACTGTTGATGATTATATCTTCGCAAGTTACCTGCCCTTCTTTAGTAACTTTGAATTTATTACTATCAATATCCATTTCATCAGATGTAAGATTAATTTTCTTTCCTTTTAAATTAATTTTATCCGCTTCTATTTGTATAAAAGAACCATCTTCAGCCTTTTCAGTACTCAAATTTATTTGAGCGATAATATTATCTTTATCCGTCTTCTTTAGCAATTTTAGATCTATGTTTTCATTATTTAATGCTATAGATGAATTCATTTCTATTCTAGTTGTAAATATATCAGTATAATCGTTCTTTTTTGCATATTTAAGAGTATAAGTTAAATCAGAAAATGATTTCAAGTATATTTTGTTATATCCTTCATTTAATTCAATTTTTAATAAAGGTAATTCTTCTCTAATTTCCTCATCTAATTCATATAAACTTAAATCATTATTTACACCAATTCTACGAATTATATATGTTCCTGTGTAATCAACTATAAATTCATCATAAATATCATTTAAAACATTAAGCCTTTTTAAATTGGTTTTAATTTCTCTCTTGTTCCCATTAATATCTTCAATTATTAAATTAGAATTCTTAAAAAAAGTATTGCTTCCTAAAAAAGTTTGATTTGATAAAAATAACAAGGATAAATTTCCTTTTATTGATAAATAAAGAACACTACCTTTAACAGCATCTGTAATTTCGATATAATTATTAGCAGTTAAAGTTCTAGTAACATCAACCAATTTATTTACTGACAAAGCCAAATTATCATATCCTTCAATTAAAGAAGTATCTATTTTTCCAGAAGTAATAAAGTTAGCATTAAAGCCACCATCAATAGTCCAAGCAGTTACAAATGTACCATTAATACCAGTATTGCTGAAACCGATACCACCATTATTCATCAAAATAACATTTTTTGCTTGTTCTTTTGGTAATTTATCTACAATTAATATTTTATCTCCCTCATAAATTACAAATGAATTTCCTAAAGTACCCCATATTTTATTAGTGGCATCTATAAGTTCTTTTTCTAAAAATGATTTTGTTTCGTTTGAATTATCTTTGGAAATTTCGTTGGCAATAGTATTCATATTTTTTAATAAGTCTTTTAATTTGTTTCTGAAATTACCAAATTCGATATTTTTGTATTTCTTACTAATTACATCCCACTTTACCGAAATGACATTTGTTGTCATTTTTATATTTAATTTAGGATGGTCAATATAGATTATATCTCCTACATCAGTTATATTGTCCAAGTTAGCAGATAAATTATAATTTACCTTCGGATACTTATTTTCTTCTAAATAACTTTTGGCTTTTAATCTTAAATTTGCAATCAATCTTTCTGTAAAATCTTCATCAGATTCATTTTCTTCTTGTTTTAGATCTTGATCTATTTTTACAATTTTTGAAAAAGGAATATCATACAATTTATCTTTAACTTCTAAATATTTTTCTGGAAGTAATAGACCATCTTTACCAACTGGCATAATTTTTGTGACAACATTGTCCCATACTTCTTCTGCCTTTATACTAGTAATATTTTTTCTGTATTTTACAACCACTCCTCTGTCAACACCAATATTTTGTTTTATACTTATATTGAAATTATCTCTTACTAAATGACCTCCCCATCTATCAATCAAAGTGGTAATTGCTTCACTTAATAATTTCCTAACACATCTATAAGAATTAGTGCTAGTAACATCTGAATTAGTTGTAAATGGTGTTTCAACATCACAATTTTTGTTAAGATAATCTAGTGCATAATTACAATCTTTATCGACTATATATTTGTCATCTATCATGTAATTATCAGTATCAAAATAAACATGATTAGCCTTAACCTTTACTCTTGAATTGGTTTTGTCTATTTTTACTATTCTAAATGACTGATTTCCCTCCGGAAAAGGTGTAGGACAATTGATTATCATACTTGCTTGATAATAATCAACTTTTTCAATAGAATCTTCTACTTCAATATAATAATCACCATTGTCCTCCTTAAAAACAATCGCAGATAAAGGATGTAATATTTTAATTCCATTATTATTAAATAATTTTTCACTAGAATCATATACCCTTATCATTATAACCACCTACTTTTTGGATCAATTATTATTCTTGTTAATGTTCCAGTCCAAGTAATTGTATTTTCGCCACTTTTTAAAAGTGGAAATTCGCCTAACATTTGTCTATTTTTTAATACACCATTTAAATAAGCATCTTCCTTTTCACTATCAATAACTACTTGTCCATCTGTATCAAAATTATATTTAAAAATTTCTACTGTATTTAAGTAAAAATGTAACTCACCACTACCATATAAAGTAATTATAGGTTTAGATACCTCTAAGCCTACATTTGTCACTTTTACTTCATTTTGATTAGTTATAGTTACATCTACTTTAGATTCATTTAATTTATATTTATATGGTTGAACTATAAAATTAACATCAGCCTTTCTAAATCTTATCAATCTATTAAAATCAATAGAATCAACTATTTTTGCTTTATAATACTTATCAGATTCATTACTAAATGTTACATTTCCTTCACCATTGAAATATTCAATTATTTTATCTATATCAAAATTTCTTGTTAAACCTATATTCAATTTTTTAGAATATGATTCATATCCTAAGTCTTCTAATAAAGAACCATCAACACCATCTATAACAGTTTCTTTTACTCTCATTTTAGGCTTAGTAATAGGTGGTAATTCACTAATTAATAGACCAGATATAGTATTGCTACTAATACCCTTAAAAGTTATACTATTACTCATGAATATACCACCTCTTCCACAGCATTTGTAACAAATGTCCCCATTTCTTTTTCATCCATTATAACTTTGACATCTTTTAAAGCAGTTTTAAAGGCAATTACCATATTATCAAATGAACCTGAATTTGCAACATTTTGATAACTATTGTTACCAATTTTTGAATTTATTGTTGTATCAAATTTTGTAGGAATTGCATCTGCCATCTCTTGTTGAACATCAGTCATTGTATCAGTAAACCCTTCGCCAATACCAAGTGCTAAGTTTGTTCCTATCTCATCTTTAAATAATTTAGATGGCGAATGAATACCAAACAGATTTTTAATAAATTTAGTAACATTCCCTACCCATCCTTTTATTTTATTTTTGATCCAGCCCAGGCTTCCAGATATACCTTCCCATATGCCTGCCACAAGATTTAAGCCTGCATTTTTTATTGTCTGATAGCCACTAGAAATCCCTTTAACTACAGTATGTATAATCTCAGGAACCCTACTATATAATGTTCCTAAAGATCCAATTATACCAACAATCAATTTACCTATCAATTGTCCTCCTGCCTCTACTATTTTAGGAAAATTTCTAATAAAAGCATCAAATAGTTTTTCAATTATTTCTGGTACTTTGTCAATTAATCTGGGTAGTGCCTCTATAAGTCCATCAGCAAGTCCTAAAATTAACTGGATACCTGCATCTATAATCAAATCTATATTGTCAATTAAAGTTTCTACTATTAAAACTACTGCATCCACAAGTGCAGGTATTAATGTAGGCAAACTTTCTCCTATTCCTTGAACTAATGCTAATATTATTTGAACACCAGAATTAATAATAATCGGTAAACTTTCGATGATATATTGTAAAATATTTCCAACTAAATCACTTATTACAGGCATTAATGCAGGAATATTTTCTGTAATTCCATAAACCAACGACATTATTATTTCTGATGCAGCATCTAATAAATATGGCAAATGCTCCATTAATTTATCTACAATATTTGGAATAACATCAGCAAAACTTGATACTATATTTTGAATTACTGGTAAAACATTCCCAAATACACCCAAATTAGTCTCTGTTCCATCACCAAATATCGTGGTCATAAGATTTTCAATTAGCGAACCCATATTTTTACCACCATTTGCAAGATCTGTTAAGAGATTTTGCCAAGCACTTTTCATCGAGTTTATTGATCCTTCTATAGTGGTTCCTGCTTCTTTTGCAGTTGTTCCTGTTATTCCCATTTCCTCTTGCATTACATGTATTGCTTGTGTTATGTCAGCAAAACTTGAAATATCATATTTTATACCACTTATTTTTTCAGCATCTGATAGTAATCTTTCCATTTCTGATTTTGTTCCACCATAACCTAATTTCAAGTTATCTAACATTGTATAGTTTTGTTTTGCGAACCCTTGATAAGCATTTTGTATCATAGACATATCTGTCCCCATTTTATTGGCATTATCAGACATATCAGTAATTGCCATATCTGCAACCTCCGCACTTTTGGCAGTATCATTATTTAAACTCTGTAATAAACTCGCCGAAAAAGATGTTACCGTCTCCATGTAATCATTTGCGGATAAACCAGCATTTTTATATGCATTATTGGCATAGTCCTCAACAATATTTGCACTATCTTTAAATAGTGTCTCTACACCACCTACTAACTGTTCATAATTAGCATAACTATCTAATGCTTGTTTACCAACATCTAAAAAAGCTTTTCCAATTTCTAATGTTGCACTACCAATTTTTTTTAGTCCTCCAACAATTACATCACCCAAAACATTTGCCTTAAGTACATCGCTAAATTTTAATGCTCCATCTCCCGCATCTTCAAAACCTTTTTTCATTTCTTTGAGTTCTTTATTGCCTTTATCGGTGGCATCTTCCATTTGCTTTAATTGATTTTCTGCATTATTTAGTTGTGTTTTAAATAGTCTAACTGTTTCATTATTACTACCATATTCTTTTTCCATTTTGCTAAGAGCTTCTTTTAACTCTTTGACTTTATCTTTCTGTGATTGTAATGTATTCTTCATAGAATCATAAGAAGTTTTGGCTTGCTTTATATTTTTGTCTCCATTTGAAAATTCAGTGTTTGTTAGTTTTAACTCACTTGAGACTAATTTTAAATTGCTAGTAATATCTCTTAAAGCCTTTTTGTATTCATCTTCACCATTAAGTTTGACTGTTCCTCCAAAAGAACTTCCTTTTGCCATTTGTTTTTACCTCCCTTCTAATCAGGTAAAAATTCACCATCATGACTGTTTATTTCTTCCAATTCACGATAAGTTGTTTTACTTAATTTAAAATCGTAATGATTTTTATATTGTTTGTATAATTTAAAAAATTTACAAAATGTCATTCTACCTATTTCTTTATCAGAGTAAAGTAGTAAGGTATGACCTACAAAATAAAACCACGAGAAATCTATCTCATCATCATAGTTCTCGTGGATTACATGTTTTTTTGAGTTTCACCAGTATTAGTTGAATTCTTAGCAGTTTCCATAACTTTTTTTAGTATTTCATCAAAACCAATTTCTGAAATTATTCTTCCTACTTGTTTTGAATTCAATAAAGGATTATTGTTTCCTTCTATTTCATTTTCAATTTCAATTCCTTCATTAATCATGATCATAAGACCATTTTTCAAATCTTTTATATTTGGCTCTGATTTGTTGCTAGACACTTTTTCTCCCCAGGCAGATATAGAACCATATTGATCTTGTATTTCTTCCATAACATTCAAATTAAAACACAATGGATAAGTTCTATTTTCAGTTACGAAGTGAACCATTTTATCTTTCATTTTATATTCCTCCTAAAAAAATAAAGGCAGAAAATTGATATTAATCTTCTGCCTTATTTTGATTTTCTTTTTTGTTATTATCGATTACTTTAACATAATCTTTTATTTCTTTATATCTATCCTTAGATACAGTTAATTCTTTATCAACTTTATACAATTCTTTAGTATCTTTATCTTTAAACATACTAATTACTTTTACATTAATCATTTTTCCCTCCTATGCTGATGGTGATAATAAACCATCTAAATAAGTAGTTGCAGCAGAAAGTGTATCAAATGTTTGATTTTTTTCCCAGTCTCCTTCTTTTAAACCATTAAAGGCTTTCTCAAGTCTCATTACTTTTCCCTCAAGTGAAGAAGTATTAAATTCAATACTTTGACCTTTTGTTTTATTATCACTAGTTATTTTTGTAAATCTTACTCTAGGAAAAAATTCAACTTTATATTTCTTTGAGCCATTATACATTTTAGGAACTATGTGACCATAACTTAATTCTGGTGCAATATCATTTTCATTTGATGTTACTTCACCTTCAGTAGTTATAGTTTGACCAAATATTGTTGCAACGAATTTATCTTCATCATCTGCTATAGTAATGCTTAATGTTCCATCAATAAATGAATCATCATGTTCTGCTAAACCATCATTTGCATATAATTCTGCATTCGCATAATTTGGACTAAATTTTTCGTCTATCACTTTTTCAAATACAGGTACACTATTACCAGTTAATGCTTTAAGTTTACCTGCTTCTTCATCATGTAAATTATATTTTGCTATCTTAAAACCGACTCTAGCCATTTTCTATCATCCTCTCTTTCTCAAATGAACAGGTTTTATGATATAGTCCAGTATCGTCATCTAACATCTCTGAACTATCACCACTCCAAACCCAGTCGTTTTCTTTCATCATTTGTTTTACTTTTTTTAGAATATTTAAATAATTTTTATCACTATATATATCTATATCTAAAGGACATACACTACATAAATCATCATCATTAGCACAAAGTTCAGGAGTTTCATCTAGTAATTTCCAAGTTATAAAAGTTTTTTTGCTTCCTTTATACTTTAAGTGTTCTACAGGTATTTTTACTTTATCAACAATTATTTCATTACCTAAAATTGATTTTACTTCTTCATTCATTAGTTATCACCTATATATTTCTCTTGAACTTTTGTCATTGCCATTTCAATTTCTTTCTTTTTAAAAGACTTTCTCAAGAAGGGTTTTTTTTCTTCAGTTGGAGTTCCATATTCACGAGCCATCGCCTTTAATGGAATAGGTTTTCCTTTTGGATACTTTTTTGTTTTTATACCATCATATCCATAAAAGCCAACATGTGTATTTATTCCACCATCTTTTGGTGTCTTATATACGCGTGTTATTTTCAAACCTTTTTCTAAAGATTTTGTTGTCTTAAAAGATTTTTTCATATTGCTAACAATATTCTTATAAGCAACATTAGCACCTTCTTGTGTCATTTCACCAATCATTTTTTCCGCATTCTCCTCTAAACCTTTAAATTGTTTAATAAGATTATTCGGTAATTCTTCAACAAATCTTGCCATTACTTGTTTACAACCTTTGCCTGAATTTCTAATTCGATATTTTCTTCATCTACATTATTCAAATACTCTATTGAATACTTTTTATTGTTGTATATGATATTCATATCTCTTGTTATTTCAACTTTTGGATATCTAATCGTAAAATTGGTATAGGCTTTCTCAAAATCAGTATTATTTGAAATAAGTTTATAACCTTTTGTAGTTTTAACCTTAGCGAAAGGCTCCAAAACAATTACTTCTTCGGGTATTTTGAATCCTGCATTGTCTTCTGAATCTTTTATACTAATGATTTTGATTTTTTTATTATATTCTCCTGGATTTTTAACAATTGAACTCATAAAAGATTTCTCCTATGCATATTTAGAATTGTTTCTACAACTCTATTTATATTCTTACCATCAACATACATAGTTCTATTATCATACATATCTTGGCAAAGAATATATACAACGATAATAAAATCTGCATAATCATCCAATGATTCACTATCTTTTTCTTTAGTTTCTATAGGTATTCCTGTATAATTAGATATAAAGTCTTTAGCGATATTTAAATATATATTTAACTCTTCTTGTAATAACTTATCATCAGTTACATCAACTCTGATATAGTTTGCAATATCTTGATAAGTTATATCACTAACTTTTTTCATATTTTTCCCTCCTTTATGAGGTTATTTTTTATTTTTCTTATTATCAGTTGATGTATCATCTATTTTTTCATCTTCTGATAACTTTTTTTCTGCTTCTTCATCTGATACTAGTGTATCATCTGTTTTTTCACTTTCTTTGTTAATAGTAGATAATTCCTCTATTTGCTCTTTTAGCATTTTATTTTCTTCAGTTAACTCATTTATAAGTGAATTAGCAGATTCCAACTCATCTTTTAATATTTTTTCATCAGTTGGTGTATATTTTTTTATTAGTTTAGCCTTCATTAAGTCTTTGACTAGGGCATCATTAGGAATATCCCTAATTTCGCCCTTTGCCATAGAAATAATTCCGCTAAAACTTTCAATAGCTTCATATTTCATTATTAAGACCTCCTAAATTAAGCTGCTGGTGCTGTAACGACAGCAATTTTTTGCTTATCTTCTACTTTAGCATCTATTTCACCCCAAGCAACTATACCAATTGCATGTTGTGCTGCAAATAACTGATCTAGGATTTGAATTTCTGTTTTTTCACTTTCTTTTACTGCTAGTCCACTAAAATCACCATAGAAAATAACATTAGCAGATGCTGTACCTAATTTAGAAACATTATCAGAAACATAAACATCTTTTCCTAAAAGAGTATATCCATATTTAGATGAAAGATCTCTATTTAGTAAATAGTTATTATTACTATCTTTTAATTTTTTAATAGCAGTTCTTGTTGCTCTATTCATAACCCAAATAGAATCTGTTTGATAAGAATCAATTACTAAATCTTGAGTTTCAATTAACTCATCAGCAGTAATAGCAGATTTGCTTGCTAAAACCTTTTTCATGTTAGTAGAGTCGTAAGATCCTACAACACCGCTTACTTTAGATGTAGTTCCATTTAATAACTCACCTTCAATAAACTTAGCAATTTTCTTTGCCATTTTATTAATTACCCAATTTGTTAATTTGAAGTTACTATTTTTTAATAATGATCTACTGATCTTTGTTAATGCACCATATAAGAATCCTGTTAACTCAATAGTACCAAACTTATTACTATGTGATGTTAAATCAGTAAACTCTGTAGCATAACCAACAGTAACACTATCAGTAGAAGTATCTTCTGTAGGTATATTTACTGTTCCTGGAATATCATAATGAGTAGCAAGTCTATAAACAGGTGAAATTTCTTCTACTTTTTCAATTATTTTATCAACAATTGTTTTAGGAATAACTGCTCCATTATCACCTTTAGTTAAATTAGTAGCATCTGCTCTATTTGTTTTTAGAGTTTGACTTCTAATATACTCTGCAAAAGCATTATAATCATTTCTTTCTTCTACTGAAGTATACATTCTTTTTTCAGCAGCAGTTAGTTCAGATTCATCCTCTGTCTTTTCTGACTTTTCTTCCATCTTTTCAATTTTATTTTCCCTTTCTAGAGTTGCATCTATTGAATTAATTTCTTTTTCAATTTCATCAAATCTTGCAACTTCTTCTTCTGACATTACGCGATTTTCTTTTTTTGAATTATTTAAAATATCTGTCATTTCTTGTCTTAAATCATTTCTTTTTTCTTCTAAACCTTTTTTATTCATGTTTTATCTCCTCCTTCTTTTTTTCTTAACACAAATGTTTAGATTTTTTTTAATCTTCTTAATCTATCTTCATAAGAAGAATAATCAAAGGCTCTATTGCCTTCTTCTTCTACGGCTGAATTTTCAGGTATTGTCTTTTTTTCATCAGCACCTTCTTTTAATTTCTCAAGAATGATATCTGCAATCATTTCTGCAACCAATTTTATTTTCTTTTCTTCCTTTTCAATGTTGATTAATTCATGTTCTTTGGTAATTTCATCCCAGTTGTTATCTTCTTTTTTATCAACAGCCTTATGTTTTTTTCTTGCTTCTTCTTCGATTTCCGCAATAGTAGATGCTCTATATTCAACGACCTTTTCATTTTCACTTCTTGCTTCTATGCTTGTACCATAATAAGCAGGCGACTTTGTATCATCTAATATAGATACTTCTAACAAATCTAAACTAGTAACTGTTCTTGTTTCACTATTACCATCTTTACCTAACTCATCAGAATTAGCATAAAAGCCAAAACTCCAACCAACTAATTTATTGTTTTTAGCCTTTTCTATTACATCTTTATCGGTAATAGTTACTTCTGCTCTAAGACCTATGTTATCTTCTTCGAGAATTGCAGTTCCATCTTTTGTTGTAGCCAATTCTCTATTTTCATCATGATTTAAAAGTACTTTTACATCATCGTTTCTCTGCAATGCACTTTTAAATACTCCGGATCTAATTCTTTCAATGAAAGTTCTTACTTTTCCATGTAAAGATTCCCTAATAGGCTTTGAGTATCTTTCAACCGCATTAACATATCCATTAATGACAACAGAATCTTCTCTAATTTCTATGTGCATTTATATCACCTCCTTCACCATTTATATTTGAATTAACATTTTTATCAGTATCAGGTGAATTATCAATATTTATATTTTTATCAACAGTTCCAGACTCGCCCATTTTAATTAACTTGTTCGTATTAGGAACATAAATCTCACCAGTTTCTGGATTTAATAAAACATCTCCAAGTCCTAAATTAACCATATCTAATCCTGGTAAAGCATCATCATCTTCCATATAACGAATCTCATTTCTTGTTTTAAATCCTGTTTCTATAGCGATTTTATAAGCCTCAAATCTTTCTTTCATTAATCCTTTTAACAATTCATTGAAATCAGGAGCAAAATAAAAAGATTCTTTCTCTTTTTCGAGTAAAAAATCTCTATTTAAGGCAGTGGTAAATGCAGTAGCAATAGGCATTATAGCACTCTTTATAAAATTGTTATAATCACTAGATATGTGAAATATATCTTTTATTTCGCTGATAAAAGTTATATTTTTTTCATTTAATTCATTTTCTTTAGAAGTATTACTTGCTTCATCAAACTCTAATCCATCATTTAATACAACTGTATTAGCATTTCCTAAATAATAATCTTCCCAAGCCTTTTTTAATGCTTTTAATGCTTTCTCATCGAGATGTTTTGGAGATTTTAGAAAACCTTTACGAGAGCCACCAGTAAGAATCAAATCATATTCATACAATAATCTTTGACGAGCAGTTTTTATTGCTGTAGATATTTCATTAACCAAACCTCTTCCACTAGCACCATCTTTGGTATTTCTCAAAAGTTTGATAAAGTTATAATCATCATATTCCTCGCCTTTTATTAATATCTTGTAAGACTTATATATTGGATCATAATTTTTATTAATTGTAACTTCTTTATCTTCTACATAAAACAAACCAGAAAATTGATTTTTTATTTTTTTTATGTATGCATATCCACCCTTACCTAATAAGTAATCTTCACACATTGCTCTTTTCATTTGAAATCCATCAAGTTTATCTTTTGTATCATCGTTGATAATACGAACTCTAGGATCATCATAAACTTCTTCTGCTTTGAGTTTGTCTTTATTTTTAACAGTCTTATATAATTTAAAAGGAATCATTGCAAATGTGTCACAAATCAAATTAACTGAACTACTTATTACTGGAATAGACAGTGCAACATCTCTATCAACTACAGTATCTTTTAAAATAGCATTCAATAGTGGGTCTTCTAAAGATTCAGCAGTAGCTTCTGTTTCATCTCTTTTATTTTTTGAAAATAAATTAAAAATCTTCATTTACTATCACCTCCTTCCTAGAAAGTTTGCACTATGAATCCATCTTCAAAGATAACATCTTGCTCAAGTAGATAACAAGCATTGATTAATGAGACTACCATATCTACTTTTCCTCTAGATTTTTTCTTTGTTACATATCGATTCATATTTGTATCAAAAGTACATCTTGCATTTTGAAAATTAATTTCAAGCAACTTATTATCTTCATATTGAAACTCTCTATTAGATATTTTTTCAAATAGTAACTTTGTTGGAGAATGCAAAGTATCGGAATGTTGTCGAATCTGTACACAATTTATACCATCGTATTTACCACCATCTCCACTTTCCCATTTTTGTGCAGAAGACATCGCATTATATCTATCATAGCCAAGAGCTTTTATCTTAACATTATATTTTTGTTCTATATGAAAAACAAAATCCTCTATAACAGCATAATCAACAGTCTTATTTCCACATGCAATACATTTTAATGATTCTATAAAATTTCTATAATTTATTTTTTCAAATTGTGTTTTTTCATCAATTCTTCCTTCTGGAATAAATGCAATTGCATCAGCTAGTATTTTTCCATCATCTTCGGCAACCATTCCAACAGAACAATTATCGTTTGACATTGAAAGGTCAACACCTAAATAAACTTCTCTACCAGACCAATCTATATGAGATACTTTGCATTGTAAGACATCATTGATATCAACATAAGATTCAGTTCCCTGACCTTGATAAATAATATTACAATGTTTAGTAAGAAAATTTTCTCTTGAATTTTCTATTGCTATTGCTCTAGCCCTTTTTTTCAATAGATCTTGCCATATTTCAGGAATCTCCAATGCTACAGGGTTTGCTTGCTTAAGAATAATATCATCATCAGTCCAATTTTTTGGATTATCAGGCTCATACAACAATGCAAATATAGTTTCATCTTTTTCAAGTTTATCTAAAACTCTTTTTGAATAAGAAACCTCATCTTCAAGTGGATTATCAGCGGTCGGATATTTAGTTGAAATAATACAACCTAATTTATTTAATATGTTTAATTGTCCAGATCTCATTGCTTCGATTGCATAAGAATTTGGTAATGCTCCAACCTCATCTGCCAAGAAAACATTTGGAAGTTTACCATCCATACGAGAATTTGAATAATTTAAAGGAAAATATTTACTTCCCTTTAAAAGAAATTCTATCGAATCTCTTAAAATCTTAAATCTCGGAGTATCTTTATGAAGATAGAGCATAGGACTTGATTTTAATGTTTCCTCGATTGCATTTTTAACTTCTCTAGATAAAGCACCATCTGGAGCAACAGAATAAAACTTACTAAACTTTGGCTCCATTAAAAAAAGCAAGATAAACAGTGTCGCTATAGTATAGGTCTTAAAGTTTTTTCTTGCTATTTCTAAAATTGCTGTCTCATACTTTCTTTTTTCTGGATTATCTCTTCTAACCACCGCCAGAATAGAAATATAAAAAAGCCATTGATAATTACAAGTACACTCATATAATGGTGTACCTGCTTTTAATCCTTTTGGCATTATTAACAATTTTAATATATTTTCTATTTGTTTTACTTTCTCTTCATTAAGATAATATTTCTTATCTTTACCATTTGCAATTTTAATAAACTCTTTACATTGCTTTTTAACATATTTAGGTACATACTTCGAACGAAGACACCATTTAGCATATTTGTATGCTTTATTGTTCATTATCTAATTCCTAATGCCTTTAACAACTCGTCCTCATTCTCTTCTTCACCCTCATCAGTTCTCAATGATTTAATAATTTTAATTAGAATTGCAACTGTCTGATTAGCAGCAGTCGAAGTTTTATTAAATTCACTGATTGCTGGATTAGTATATAAGTTCTTTCTTCCTTTAACATATTCTTTTGTTACCAATGCTCCACTCTCATTTATCTTTTCTTTTAAATCACTAAGAATCTTAAGTTGAACTTGATATCTTTTGAATGTAGTTAAGAATAAAAAGTTTTGCTCTACTCCATGTTGTTCAGCAATCTTCAATATTTCACTTGCTTGCTCATCCAAACTCATTTCCAACACTCCTTTCCAAAAAAACATACGAGAAATTATATTTTGTGTGAACAGAGTGGATAGGTGGGGTCTTTTACCTTTAAAAAGAAATTACTCTTCAATGGTAGGGGGGATACCTAAGACTATATCGCTTAATAGCTTTCTAGGTATAGCTCCTGAATCAGCCATCTTATGATGATAGTTACATAGAGTGATGAGATTATCATTGTCTAATCGTTTGTTATAATCTTCGTTAATTGGTACGATGTGATGTACCTCTAACTTATTATAGTTATAAACATTAATCGTATTGTATAACTTTTTTATACAAACCTGACATAAGTATTTATCTCTTTCTCTTATCTCTATACTCTTCTTTGTCCATCGTGTACTTCTTCTGAATCTATCCGCTGCATCACTATTATCTTTATTTTTATACTTTCTATAAGGACATATATGATCTTGTGGCACTATACCACAGTGACTACAAGTCTTTAACATGATCACCATCTCCCTAACAATTAAAAAAGACAATAGTTATTTTCTACTGTCCCTTTGGAATACTTCCATGATACCATTGTAACACAAGTTTTGTAAGATTTTGTAAGATTTTGTAAGAACTTTACTTTTTTTTATTTTTTTTAATAAGTTCCTGTTCAATTTTTGCTATATCACTCTTAATTTGTTTTAATAAATCGTAAGTATATTCTCTTGCAAATGCTATATCTTTTGATATTTCTTTAACTTTAATATGTTGTATAAAGTATTTATAATAAATAATATCTTTAGTCTCTTTACTATCTTTTAATTCTTTTTCTGCATCTAGCATTTGTCTATTATATACACCTAATAATTCTTTTGCTAATTCTTCTTTTGAATCTAATTCTATTTTTCTAGTTGTTAATTCCATCATCTTATCATTACTTGACTTATTACTATTAACAACCTCTCTCATTTGAGAAGTTGTAGATAACATTGCACTTATAATATCTGCTATTTCATTTTGGATGTTCTGTAATTTTATTTTGGCTTGTTTGTAATTATAATATGTAACAAAATATTTCTTATAATTCATCTTAAGCCTCCATCTTTCCTATTTATTTTTGCTGCCGATCCAAGCTAATATTAATATTGTAGTACATATAATTAATGTAATTAATACTCCATTACTCATCTAATATCTAATCCTTTCTAATTTATTTTTCTTTTCTTTCATTGAGGTTTTAGTATATATTGCTGTTGTATTTATATCTTTATGACCTAAAATATCCGCTAATTCATCTAAATCAATTCCATTTTCTTTACATTGTTTAGCAAAGAGATGTCTCCAAGCATGTGGATGAATTTTTTTAGGATTAATTTTTGCACTTCTTGCTATTTTTTTTAGTCTCCTCCAAATAGTAGAATTATTTAACATTTGATTTTCATTTACAGGACTAATAAAGATATAGCCACTCTTTATTTTATGATCCTTACAGTAGTGCTTAAGATCCCTCTTTAATTCGTTAGTCATTATAAGGACTCTTTCTTTACCTTTGTTATAAGCCCCTTTTATATAATTACTATCTAGATTTTCAACAGTAAAATATTTTAGTTCTTCTATTCTGGCACCTACATGAGCAAATATTTGAATAATATAGTACATATCCATCATATTCATTTTTTTAGCCCATCTAAGCATTCTTTTATGTTCTTGTATTTCAATCTGTTCTTCCAAGACTGATTTTGACTGCTCTTTAAATTGTTTTATCCTATAATCTTTATCTTTATTTTCAGAATCACCATAACCAAGAAACTTTAAAAACTTATTAATGACAACTATATATTGATTTCTGCTTTTTATTGAATATTTTTCAATTAGACTATGTTTCCAATCAATCATTAGACTCTTACTTAAAGTAAAATCATTATCTACAAAATCAATGAATTTATCAATTGCATTTTCATAACTTACTAGAGTTTTTTGAGCCAATTCTTCTAATTTTAACATTTCTATAAACTCTTTTTTCTTTTCTTTTAGATTTTCTTTAGTCATAATATCAACTAATATATACCCTCCCTTCTCTCTATTTATTTAATGCAAGATATGTATATTATTATATTGCACTATATTTATATCAATTTTTCTTTTATTTTATAAGTCTTTAAGTCCTATTTTTTATGTAAAATAGTTTTTATGATTTTCGGTAGTAATTTTTCTTTATAAAACACATAATGCTTTTCTGGACTTCTGGTTATATATTTTATTTTTATATCTTTTCTACTGATAAATTTTTCTATATCAAATAACCAAGAAAAGGATTCCATTTTCATTTTTTTTCACCTCCAAATTTTCAAGCCATACCCTAAAATTAGTAAATAATTTATAATCAGTATCATTTATGTTATCATAAAAAAAGTCTAGTTGTTCTAAGTCTCGTAACAAAACCTCTTTAACTCTTTCATCAATAACTTCAGGGTGTTTTTTAATATAATCACATGTTGATAATGTAATATAAGAATTTCTACCTAGAGCATACCTAAATGCACTGATAATTATATCTTTTAAATTATAATCTATTGGTATCATTTATTCTTCCCCAACTTTCTCCCATTTTGAATATAACGGATGTTCTTTATTCATTACAAACTTATGTTTTTCTTTACCACATTTTGTACATTTATATAGTAATTCATCATACATTCCCAAATCACTAAAATTAATATAATCGGTGGTATATGACTTTGATTTTCTTCTCAAAATCAATTTATAATTATGCCTACAAAATAGTTGTTTAATCTTCAACATCACTTACACCTTCTTTTTCTAATAATCTAGCATATTTATTTGATATTCTAACTAATTCATTAATTTTAGATATAATAAATTCAGTTTGCAAATTTTCAGTAGGCAATAAAGTTTTATTTTCTGATAAATTAACTTCCATATTACAGCCAATCATTTTTATTTCTTCTATTCTTTTAGGCTCTTTATATATGATATCTTCATCATGTTTAGTTGATACTACATAACACTCTAAAGTGTCATCATTCCAAAAATGTCTATCATATAATTCTGCTGTATCTTGACATTCTTCCGAATGATTTAATACAAATATATCTTTACAAATAGTTGTTATAGTCCCAAAGTAAATTTTATTATTATATTCTCCTAAAACATATAATCTTCCATATTCATCTTCTTTTGCTTGTTCTAACATTTTAATAAATTTATCTTTGTTCATCACTTACACCTCTTTATCTTCTAATATTTGTAATAAATTATCTAAATATGTTTTATTAAATTCAGGAGAATAACAAGAATTATTTATATATTCAATAGCCTTATCAATAATTTCTTGTTGCTTTTTATTTTCTTTCATTAAATTAATAATTAAATTGTAAAGTATTATCGCATAGTGTAAATCTTCACCATATAAACTATAATTTCTAGTCTTTTTTTCTAATAATTTAATTGCTTTATACTCTTCACTATTTTCTTTATAAATTATTTTTCTTTCCATCGTTTTCCTCCATATATACATTTTTCATAGATACCGATTGAGTTAGTCATTACTGAGCCACCCTTTTCTATACAATTATTTTTTTGGATATACAATACAAATATTGTTATAACTAATACTATGATTATAATTATTGTTTCTAATAAATACTTATTCATTCTTTCTCCTCCAATTCTTCATCTATGTCTCTTATTTGTTTAGCAAAATATTCAGTATAAAAACTATCTTTAAATTGTTTGGCAAGTTTATATCTTTCTAAAAAAGACTTTCTAATCTTTATCAACTCTCTTCTTTTATGTGGCTCCATTATTTCTTACCTTCTTTAACTAAATCATTGTACTCATCATTAATTACTGCTTTGAAATAATGGTCACAATATGTGCTATCAAATTCATCAGTACAATGTGCTATAAACAAATCTTTATACTTTTCTTCCCATTCTTTAGCACCGCAACCAACATAGTTGCTGTATTCATCATCATATCCTCTACCACAATCCCCACATCTTGTATGAATATAAATTACATCTTGTCCAACAAATGAATTATACAAAGAAATTTGTTCATTGCTATCATAACTATCATTTCCATATTTTTCAACTAATCTCATAAGTTCATATCCTCTGCAACGAGGTATTTCACCATAGTTTTTTTCAATATAATTACTTAACTTTTCATCATAAGTATTTACAAATGCTTTTAAATCCATTATCTAGTTCTTCCTTTCACTTTTTCTTCTTGGTATATCTCTAGCACTTTTCATATTTTAATCCTCCTTATTCAACATAATCATCATAAATTTTTACAACACAATCTATTTTTTCATCTTTTTCTTTGTAAATATTAATAGTAGTTTTGTCTGTATCAATAATCAATGAATGATAAATTTTTAATAATTCTTCAAGAGTGTTTATTTCTTTGACTTCTCTATAATCCCAATCACTTGCTTTTGTTATTACTACTTTCATTACTTATCACTCTCCTAAATTATCTATAAACATTTTTAATTCTTTTAAATTACTATATCTGTAACCTCTATCATCAATGTAAAGAATTCCTACTGCTTTTTCGTTTGTTACTCCAACAATTCCTTTTTTATTCCAATACATATTTTTATCTAAGTCTTTATTAAATATTTCAAATTCAACACCTAAGTCTAACTTTTTCATATGTTCTACTATTTGTTTAGCTGGTCTATTACTTGATATAACAACATAATAATCTTTCATAAGTATTTTTATATAGTCAATAATATTTGTGTCAATTTCACCATAAATAGATCCATCTTTCCAACCATTATAACCAGTATGTATAACACCATCAAAATCAAATACTATTGTTTTCATCTTCGTTTCCTCCCTTGCTACCGACATTCGTATCAGTGCCTATTATTTCTTTATATTTGTTTAATACATCTTTAACTCTAATTACAGAAAATATATCATTATCATTATCTAACATATCTTCCAAATAATCTATAAACTCTTGCTGTTGCTCCAAAAATTCGGTATTTTTATGAACACTTTCTAAATAATCATAAACTTCACTTGGGACACCGTTTGTATCAACTACTTGTTGTAACATTTTGTTTTCAAATCTCAATTGGTTGTAGTATTCGCCACTTCTTAAATATTCAAGTTGTTTCTTTAATTCATTGTTTTCTTGCTGTAATTTTTCATAATCTTCTATTATAGTTTGTAATTCTTTTTGAAACTTATCATCAAGTAATATATTCATATGTCTTAAAGAACCTTGTCTTAGCAATGATTTAAAATGTTTTATTTCCTCTTTATTCATCTTTCCACTCCTTTATCATTAGAATAAAATTTATTATAGCAATAATACCAATTAACCCCCAGAATATTAATGGTATATATAATATAAACATTTAGTCCTCCTTATTCCAACCTAATTCTTCTATTTACTTATTTATTGCTTGTAATTATTCTAAAGTAATACAAGCATCATAACTATCATCAATAAAAGAAAAATATTTTTGATTTTTTAGAAAAGTAAATATTCTATTTTTGCACTTTGTATTTTCAATTAATTTTATATATCCGATGTAATGCAAATTATTTATATCTTGTGTATATCCTAACTTTTCAAACAACTCTTTAGCCGACATTATTATCACTCACTTTTTCTAATATTTTATTAAGTTCCTCATCTCTTTCTTCTTGACTAATAAAATATATATCAAAATAATCATCATCTTTAAATTGAACACATATAACATAAGGATTATGTTGCCTTTCATAATGCTCTGGTTTTATATATTTAATTTCATCTTTATTAAATAAACAATCTTTAATCTTCAACATCACTTACACCTCTTTCTACACAAATATGATAAACACAATTAAACCTATACCCAAAATAATCGTTGTGTTATCAAGACCTATATTTTCTTTTTTATCATTGAACCTATCGATAATATATTTTATACAATATACTAATGCTAATAAAGCTATTATTTTAACAATCATTATCATTACTTACACCTCTTCATCTTCGTGTAAAAAATCTTTATAATTTTTAACTAAATCTATAAAATCATCTATTGTATCATTATCATCAAATTCTTCTATATCTGGTTGTTCCTTTAACTTTGCGGTTATTTTTATTAATTCATCTAATTCTTTTATTTTCATTTTGGTTCCTCTTTTCTTTTAATTTTATTATTTGAAACATAATATAACATTTCTTAAATGGAGGTGAATATTTTAACTTTTTATTTAACATTTCTAATCTATTTTCTATCTTAAATATTTCCATTGTTTTTATTAATTCATCTTCCATCTCTAATTCCTCTTTATAATTTTTTTAATTTCTTCTGGAGTGTAATACTTATTGTTATACTTTATTCCTATTTGCTTTTCTCTTTTATACAAGTCTGCTATTAAAAATTTTCTATATTCTTTTGCAATAAGTTTGTTTTTACTCTTATTAAATGATGATGCTATTTCAATATCATGTTTTATTTTTCTTCTCTCTTCTCTTATTTTTTTCATTTCCTTAATTACTCTATAACATTCAAATGTTGTTAATTTTTCGTTTTCAATTAGATGTAATAAATCTTGTTCTTTTAGATCTTCTTGACTAATTTTTTCTGATAAAGAATCACAATAATCATCTATTTCATCTAACTTGCCGATTATAGACTTTATTTCTTCAATTAAAACCATATTTTAATTAAAGATAATAGACATTAACATTAGAATTGCAATTAGAATAAAGAGGAAAATTACAGATATCAGAGAGCCAATTTTTGGCTCATCTGCTATCAACTTATTTAATTTTTTCAGTACTTCATTTATCATTTTTTTCTGTTTTCTCTTTATTAAATGGACTAGAGAAAAGTGAAATTGTTTTTGTAATTATTTCTGCACACCAAGAACCAAAGTCTTTTGCAACTTGAAATAACATTTCACAGGCTGCTTTACTAATTAAATCATTACTTGGAGACCATTGAAAGCCAAAAGTTTTATAAAAACATTCATCACTATTTTTCAATTTAAATATAGTCAATTCCAATTTTGGTATTTTAATAATTCCTAAAATATCATATTGAACAAATAAATATTCATCATCTTCTGACTTTATGATACCTATAAGAGGAACAAAATCTTCATCTGATTTTTTCTCTCTTAATTCTTTTTTTAATCTTGCTATTTCAAATTGATAATCTTCACACATTTTGATCAAGTTACTTACAGTGGATTTTAAACTTTTTATATCATGCGATTCTTTCATTTTTTACCTCCTTAGGTTTTCTATAAGTTAGTCCTTTTCCTCGCTTATTTCTTGAAACAAATACAACTTTGCATAATTTATTTTTTGCCCTATAATATTTTTGTTTCTCTTTATAATTTAATTTTTCTAATTCTTCATCGGATATAGAAACAATTTTTAATAATTTTTCTAATTTATCTTCTTTATTTTTATCTAACATAAGATACCTACTTTCTTTTTTTAACATTTCGATAAGCTTCTGATTTTATTATTTGATTAAGTTCTTTCACTTTTTTTCTTAAGTTTCTATTTTCTTTTTTTAGTCTTTCAATTTCTTGAGGCTCACCAAGTTTATTCATAAATGTTTTGTATAGTTCATCCTGAATAGCACTTTTTAATGATTCATTTTGACTTTTTAAACCATTATTTTGTATTTTTAGTTTTAATACAAATGGTACTGCTAAAGCAACCTTTTCCAATTTATTCATACTATTCTTCTTCTTTATTGTTAAAATCAGAAAATATAACTTCTTCAAACATTTTTCTTGTTTCAGTATTAATTGGATGACAAACATCTTTAAACTCTCCTGTAGATTGTTTTCTACTAGGAAATGCTATAAACATTCCTTTATCACCATCAATTATTCTAATATCTTCAATAGCAAAACAGTTTTCAACAACTACACTTGCTAAGCCAATTAGTTTTGATCCTTCCTTTTCTTCTAATCTTTGAGTTTTAACACTAGTAATTTTAAACATTTTCTTTTCCTCCTTCATTATTTTTTCTAGGTGATCTCCTAGTTATTTCATAATCTTTAAGTTCTTTCATTGTTGGTCTATTTTTTAAACTTTTTATTTCTTTATTTAAGTTTTGGATTATAGTTGCTGCTTGTTTTAGATCTCTATCTTTAAAATCAAGCATATCCTTAAATATATTTATTGTTTGAAATGAAGCATTTTTTTGTTTTGTTAAACCTCCTACTCTTCCAATCAATTTTTGATATTTTTGATTTAACATATTTAATTTATTTTCTAAACAAATATTTTCTTGTATTTTAGATTCGATAAATTCATTTTTACGATGAATCTCTTTAGTCAATCGATAATTATCTAACTTTTTCAAACCTAATTCTGCATTTGTTTTTTCAAGTTCTTTATTTAAATTATTAATTTTATCTTTAAGACTAGCATTAGCAGAAACTTCTTCTTGATATTCTTTTTTTATTTTAAATAGATTTAACATTTTTCACCTCCCTCTCTATCTATCTTTTCATCTTCTTTTAATATTCCTCTTTCAATTAAGGACTTTCTCATTTCATAGATTTTTTTCTTCTTTTCAAAAAGTTGTTTTTTTAACTTTTCTTTTGCTACAAGATCAGCTTTTATTGAAGCACTTAATTCAACAATTTTTCTCTCAAGTCTAAATAATTTAGCAATTTCTAATGAAATACTATCTCTTTACCCATTCTTTAATTCCTCCAATCTTTTTTCTAATACCTTCATATAAGCGATATATTGTCTAAGTTGTTTGTTATATACTTTTTTTCTTGAGTTAATTTCTTTAATAGATTTCTTAACTATTCCAAGTTCATATTCTATATCATCTATAGTTTTTAATAATTCAGTTCCTTTTCCTCTTTTATATCCTCTTTTATCACAGTTGCTAATGATTGTTTTGCTCATTTTAATATGACTAACCATATCTCTTAGTGTTCTATCACTTAAACCTGTTAATTGAATTAATTCGGCTTTAGTAATAAATCTATCATTAGGAATTAGTTCATATAAATCATCATAACTAATCATATATTTTTTACAACCTCATTAACTGTTAAGCCAGTTCCTGGATGTAATATTTCTTCGATTAATCTTTTTTGAAAAAGATCATTAGTTTTATTTTGAACTATAGATAATAAAGTGTTATATTTAACATTAAATTCTTCATCTGTCATTCTCTCTAGTAATTCACGAGGCGTATCTTTATCATAAATATTTTTAATTTGTCTTTGCATATAATCAATAGCGGAACATTTTGAATAGTGAATGTCATAACCTCTTAAAGGTATCGGCTCACCACATATTTGACATATTACTTGAGACTTAAAAACTTTAGATTCTTTTTTTTCACCAATAGTTATAAGTCCTTTTTTCAAAAACCATAGTTTAGGAATAACTTGTCCATAATCTTCAGAATTAAGATGAAGTTCGAATCTCTTCGTAACATCATCATAATCATAATCTTTAAGTTCTTTATACCATTCATCAACTTTAAAGTCATCTACAGTGAACTCTTGATAATGAGATTTAATTCTTCTAAAGAGATTCTTTGTTTGCTCTTTAGTCATTTGAATCACTTCCTAACCTATTCCACCATTCATCTGAATATTTAATAACATTATTAGGATTATTGCTTTCTGATATTGATACTACATCATCCTCCCACCTTTTTTGGTTTAACCAAGTGGTTGGATATGGAATATATTTACCATTGTCTTTTTTCCAATCTGTTGTATCTTTATACTTTTTAAGTTTAGTTATAATTAAATTAAACTGTTCATCTGTTAAATTATTTTTATTAAACCATTCTTCAGATTTAAACTTATTTACCTTTTTTGGATACTCTTTCCAGAATAGTTCAAATCTTTCTTTATTTATTTCTTTTATATTAATACTTGTATTATTAATACTTGTATTATTCTCTTTGACTTTTTTGTCAATACCCTCTTGACTTTTTTGTATATACCCTCTTGACTTTTCAGTCAATACCTCTTGATTATTTAACATATAGGTATTCATTGGTTGATTAATAGGAACTCCTATTATTTTTATAACTCTTTTCTCTATTTCTTTAGTTTCATTTTTATAAATAAACTCTACTACTACATAGCCTTTTTCTTTTAAATGACTGATCCATCTAGAAATTGTTGCAGAGTTAACATTATATAATCTAGCAAAATAACTATTAGTAGCCCAACATTCATTATTTTTATTGGTTAAAGAAGTTATTTCGCCATATAGTAATTTTTCATTTGGTTTTAATTCATTATCATACCTTACTATTGCTGGTATAACTGAATAATAATTTGGTTTTTCTTCCATTCTATTTCCTTTCCCCAAAACCCACTAAAGATTTGACACATACATTAATTTGTGATAAAATTAAGTATGTAAAAAGCAATTGAATGCCTTTTTATAGTGTGTCGTTTTGAAGAGTGGACACACTTTTTATTTGCTCTATAATATTTAAACTAATAATTACTGCTAAAGCAAATGTTAAGAATCCAAACATAGTCCAATTTACTAAAACTTTATTGACTATAGGATAGATTAATATCATATAAAGATCATAAATTATTAATCCTAAACAAGCAGCTAAAATAATTAATTTAAATATATTTATAACTTTAATTTTTGTCTTTTTCATTCTGATTACCTCCCACTAACTTTCTTTAAATAAGCAATGTTAATGCCTAAATACTCTTTTAATAATTCCATAGGAATTAATCCTTTTGGTAATACATATCCTTTTTCCAATACTTTATTTGAAATATTACTTGCAATAATTCTTGCCTTTGTTTCTCCAATAAAAGCAAGTTTCATTATATCTTCAATGGAAGCCCATTGATTATCTAATATTTCAAGTGTCTCACTTGCCGAAAGTTTTTTTACTGGTTTTTTCATATATTCCTCCTGTCTGTTGTGATTCTTTTTTTATTTACTTTTTCTCACATTCTAGTTATAATTAAAATAGAAAGTGAGGTGTCAATTATGCAATTAAAGATTAATGAACTTCTAAAAGAATTATTAAAAGAAAGTAAAAATAATAATATTAGAGTTTATATAGATACTCAAAATAATCATTATGAAGGTAATTTATTATTAGATACACTTGATGATATTGAAGACGACCATATTACAATAACTGAATGTACTACTAAAAATCACCATAATCTTAAAACCTTCTTGTTGAAATCATCAATAACTGCATTCTCTTATAGAATTGATAAAACATTTGAAGAATAATTTTTATTTTTCTTCTTTTTTTACATTAACTATTGAATTAACTTCTAAACGGTCTATTGCTAATTTTAAAATATCAACAGCAGTAGAAACTGAATAACCATTTAGTAAAAATAGTATTTCTTTTACTTTTTTTCTAATTTCTTCCATTTTCTTCACACTCCTTTCTTTCTCTTTCTATTTTTTTCTTATATTCAATTAATTCTTCTAATCTATTGATAGTCTCAAACCAACAAAGCATAATTCTTTTTTGTGTATCATAATCTTCTTTATATTCGCTTGAACAAATAGTTGTTAAAGAAGCTTCAATTTTACTTTTTTTTGCTATTATTAATAGTTCTATTTCTTCTAATGTTAAAATCATTTCTTCATACCTCATTATTTTTAATACTTATTTGTACCATTTTCGTACATTGGTGACAAAAAAATATCGTCTATACTTTTATTAAAATATCTTGCTAATTTAAACATTTCAGAGCATTTAAAATCTGATTTACCAGAAAGTTTATAAGAAAATTGCTTTTCTGTTATACCTAAATACTTTGAAAGTTCTTTATTTGTAATATTTTCTTTCTTCATAATAAGAATTAGTTTTTCTTGCATTCTTTTTTCTCCTTTCCTATTGACAACTTAATTATAGTACCATTTTCGTACATTGTCAATACTTTTTTTACATTTTATTAACTTTTTTGTTCCATTTTCGTAAATTTATGTTATAATAAAATTACAAAGGAGGGAGATAATGCAATCAAATAAGGAAATAGCAAAATTTGTTGGTGGAAAAATAAAAGAATATAGAACTGCAAGAAATATAACACAACAAGAACTTGCTGAACAATTAAGTACTACATCACAAACCATTTCAAGGTATGAATCAGGAATATTAGAAATAAATCAAGAATCATTATATAAATTAGCAGAATTTTTTAAAGTTTCTATGAATAGCTTCTTTCCTGATAATAAAAATTCTTTTGATGAATTAGAAGTACTCTTTGATAAAAATAAAAATATATTGTCAGAAGATGATAAAGAATATATAAAGTTTATTATTGAAAAAAGAAAGAAAGAAATTGATAAACAGTTAGGAAAAGAAGAATAAGTATGCTAGTACAGGTACTTTTTATAGATAAGAAGGAAAAAGTATGAATATAATTAGTTTATTAAAAAGGGAAATAACACAACAAGAATTACTTAACTACTATAATGCTTGTATAACAACAATTGAATTACCCGATGGAATTAATGGATTTGTATTTAGTTATGAGAATATATATAATATATTCATAAATAAAGATTTGTCATATTATAAAAGAAAAAAGACTATATTACATGAATTAGCACATATAGAATTAAGTCAATTAAAACAATTAAATAAAGATATGTTTGCTTTTTATATTGAAAAATATGAAGATGAAGCAGATAAGTATATTAAGTTTATAATAGAAAATATAAAATAAAAACTAGTACCTACTGCAATAGGTACTAGAATAGTGCATAAAAATAAAATTGAATCACAACAGACAATCTTTTTTTCTATGCACTCTAATTATATCAAAAACAAATAAATATGTAAATAATTGGAGGTTAAAAAATGGCAATTTATAAAGAAAAAAATAAAAAAAAGTATTCAAAAGATGGTAGAAGTTGGTACTTTAGAACTTACTACAATGATCTTAATGGAAATAGAAAACAAAAGACTTCTAAAATGTTTTTAACAAAAGCAGAAGCACAAGATGCTGAAAGAACATTTTTAATGAATTATGAAAAACAAAAAGATTTAGATTTTGAATCATTAACATTAATATATTTAAAAGAATATAAAAAAAAGAATAAAGAGGAAACCTATGAAAATACAAAAAATAGAATTACTAAACATATCTTGCCAGTATTTAAAAAAACAATGGTAAGCAAGATTAGTATTATTCAATTTGAAGAAATGAAAAATAATATTTCAAAATTAAATATTAAAACTCAAAACAGTGTAATAACCTATTTCAAGTCTATTTTAAGAACAGGTATTGAAATATATGATCTTAACATACCAATATTCAATAAAATAAAAACTATTCAATGTGGTGTAACACCACCAAAAGAATATCAGGTATGGAATTTAGATGAATACAAACAATTCATTAATCAAGTAGATGATTTAGAATATAAAACTCTCTTTTCCATTTTATATTTTGCTGGGCTACGAATAGGAGAACTTCAAGCTTTAAAGTGGAAAGATTATAACAATAAAATTATAGATATTAATAAGAGTTATAATAAAAGTGGTAAAATAACAACACCAAAAACAAGTAATTCATATAGAAAAGTAGATATTCCAAATAATGTTATTAAATTGTTAGATGATTTATATATTCAAAAATCAAAAATATATGGATTCAATAATGAAATGTTTATCTTCGGTGATATTGTTCCATTATCTAGAACAACAATAACTAGAAAAAAAGAAAGTTATATAAAAAAAGCAAATGTAAAAAGGATAACTATTCACGAGTTTAGACATTCACATGTAACTCTTTTAAGAAGTATGAACTACACAATTAAACAAGTAGCAACTAGAATTGGCGATACAGAAACAACAGTAATAGAAACATATTCACATCTATTTGAAAGCGATAAATTTGTAATATCAGAAGGACTAAATAAATTAGAATTATAAAAAATAAGATGTAAATAAGATGTAAAAGTTATATAAAATAATAAAAACCCTTATATTTTAAGGGTTTATTTTCATTTGGAGCAGGTGATGAGAATCGAACTCACGCAGTCAGCTTGGAAGGCTGAGGTTCTACCATTAAACTACACCTGCATCAGTAGGCAATAA